ATCAGCAGTTGTTGGAGCTGTTGCTGATATGATAATGAGACATTTTAAGTAAAGGAGTGGAAATGCAACTTCCAACGCTTACGTTAGAACAACTTCTTATTTTATATTGCATTAATCAAGTTTCTAGTGCGCTTGTGCAAGCACTTCCTACACCTGTAGAAGGTGGAAATGCTGGCTATGTTTTCTTTTACAAGTTTTTTACGCTACTTGTAGGAGACTTCAAGAGCTTTTCAGCAAAATTACCAGCACTGAATACTGTACAAATCACTTCTCCCACGGGTTCTGTTACTACAGTGAACACAGCTCCCACAACACCCTCCGCAGTTTCTTCAACGGAACTCTAACCTGTAAGGAGGTAAGAATGATTATTATTCTTTTCTCAGCTTTAGTATGCTTGGTTGGATTACTTATGTATGCTCTTTCAGCTAATCCAAAACTAACTGTGATTGGACTTCATATGTTTTGGGTTGGACTTTTAGCAACATTGCTTCAACTTCCAGCACATTTTGTTAATGTTATTCACTAGAAAGTATGAAATGTACATGGTTAAATTGCGAGGCGAAAGCACAATATCCACAAATTAGTGGCGACGGTTCCGCATGGGCTAACTTATGTCAAGTACATCATCAAGAGATTGATGACTGTATGATTAAGTTTGATAGCCCTGAGTACGGTCCAAAACGCATGTTAGCATCTTGGGTTAAAGCTCAAGGCGGTGCTAAAAAAGCCGCTGAAAGAATGTAAAAATGCCTTACCAGCCGCCGACACTAGTTAATGAGTTGACACCTCTAGCGGATGCTAAGAAGCTAGGTCCGGACAACTATAAGGAGTTGTGTCAGTTTATCATTGATAAAGTCGATCATCTTGACCGGCGGCTGGAGACTTTCAGGACTGAGAAACTACCAGAGTATGTTAGACTGTATAAAGCACGTCCCAAGAACAAGGATGTCTCCTGGCCTTGGGAGGGTGCGGCTAATATGGTTATCCCAATTATAGGGACATACTCTGATGAATTGCATGCTCGTGTAATGGGCGGTATCTGGATGTATGATCCGCTGTGGGCTGCTACTATTAGTGGTGACTTGCCTACTAAGGATGGTGAGGAACTTAAACAGATTACTCAACAGTTTTTGATGGATATGGCATATGATCCTAATGAGTTGGATTTATATCGAGTGGAGCAATCCGCTTCTCATTCCGCCATCAAGTACGGTACTGGTATCATCCATGTTCCCTATGAATACCAAACAAGAATCCAAGCTATATATAAAGGTGGAGGTCAAGCAAAAGAGTCACCAGTTGTTAGTGAATTAACGGAGTATACAGTAATTGATGGTCCTAAACCTGAGATTCTTCCTCTAAATCGCTTTATCTTCGAGCCTAACAAGCCGCGGCTCGAAGATATGAAAATGTATGGGCACATAGAGTCACTGGATGTATGGCAGCTTCAGGATTTAGTTTACAAGAGTCCGTATTACAAACAAGCTGATATTGATAAGCTCCTTCTCTCTCCTGATGCGATACAAGAAACTGAGATGGAGAGGGAGATCAATGAGCAGTCTGGTGTAGATTCTGGCGGCGTAGATAAGGGTGCTGCAAGGTGGTATATTTACAACCTGTGGTTTACTTATAATATCGCTGGTACAGAGTATTGTTTTCAAGCTAAGTACAGTAAACGTGATAAACTTATACTCTGGATAGCTTTTAACAACTATCCAAAGAATATGATTTCTTATCAGGATATGAAACTCGCATACGATGATGAGTCATATCTTGGTACTGGCTTTGCAGAGCTTCTACATATTGCACAGAAAGAAGTATCAAACAATAATAATTGGCGCACCAATAATAGAAACATGGCTATGCTTGGTGTGTGGCGTGCAGACCCAGAAAGTAAACTTGGTTCTCTACTTGACTTGATGCCTGGTGTTGTAGTTCCTGCTAGGAAGGATGAGCTTGAGCATATTGAAGCCGGCACCGACATGGGATATAACAACGAAGCTGATGCTTTTCAAATCAGTATTGCTAAGGAGCGTGTAGGTGTTGACCCCGCCATAGGAGGTGCAGGCGGCGGGATTGTGAATCCAAAGCGGGGTATCTATAGCGCCGCCGGTACTAGCATGGTGATGGCGCAAGCTAACAATCGCAATAATCTACGTACCGCTGATATGCGTGCCGCTCATGTTAAGCTAGGTTTGAAACTTCTTACAATGTACTCGAACTTCGGTATAGGAGATAAGCTCAAGAAGTATGCTTCACAGGCGGAAAAGCTCAAGAAGGCACTAGATATGTACCGTGAAGGTACTTTGGGGCTCCGCCTTAGACCAGCTAGCGCCGCTCTTAATAAGGAACTTGACAGGCAGAACGACATTCTCCTAAGTGACCGCGTGGATCGTTTTTACCAGCAAGAAGCACAAATGATCCAAGCAATTATGACCCAAGGAATACCAGAGCCTTTAAAGAAACTGTATCTGGAACAGCTTCTCGGTGCAAGAGCGATGATGCAATCTATCTTGCGTACATTTAATAAGGATAATACGGAAACAGTGCTTCCAGACTTGGGGCCGATTATCCAGATGGCAACGCAACAACCCTCAGCAGGGGGAGGAGTAGGAAATGGAAATCAAAACATTGGGGGACCTAATCCCGTACAAGGAGTCCCTACGGGAAATGTGGGGCCGGGGGGAGTTCCTGCCGGTTCTAGCGTTATTTAATAGTTTTAGGGAAGAAGCAATTCAGAATTTTAGGGCACTTCAAATTGATAAATCAGCCGAGGATGTAAAAACAATGGTTGCAATACAGAAGCATCAACTTAATTTGATGTGCTTGTTCTTAGAACTACCGAAATACATACAATCTGCACAAGATCAAATTGAGGCGCGGCAAGAAAAAGTAGTAGCGATGAAATCTCAAGCGGAAGGAGGGAGCATCTAATGAAATTTCCCTGGCAAAAGGATGAAAAAACTGGTGAAGCTGTAATGGAGTTGCCGGATGAGTTAGTAGATCAGATCAAGAAAGGCTCAGAAGCGGCTTCTAAATTGTCTACGATCGAGTCTACACTGGCTGATTTGAAGAGTATCATGGCTTCCTCTACAGAAGCTGCGGATAATGAAAAGAAAGAAGCTGCTGCGAGGGCTGCTGCGGCTGCTAGAGCGGAAGAGGAAGGCTCAGTAGAATCTAAAATCGAGCAGCTTATGCTTGAAGGAAAGACGAAGGAAGCTATTGCTCTCGCCACGCAGGGACAGACTCAAGCTATTAAAGCTGTTCATGCGGATAATGTACGGCGTGAACTTTTTGAAGATCAGGACAAGTTTAAGTATTACCACGGCGATATTAAACGCGAAGTGGATGCTCTTCTGGCAAACCAAGTAGTAGATTTTCGCATGAATCCAGCGAATATCGAGAATTGTTACAACACAGTTATTGGTAAAAAGATGCCTGAGATTCTCGAAGGTAAAATTAAGACTCGCTTTGCCACTTCTAGCGGTGGCTCTACTGCTACTGGCGCCGCTGGAGATTCTGGAGTGGATGATAAGAAGAATCTGAAGCTGTCTGAAGAAGCGAAGAAGGCAGCGCGTCTCTTAGGATTCTCGGAAGAGGATTATAAGAAGATGCTGGATGAAGAAGGAGTGGCGTATGTCTAATGAGGCGACAAAACCTGTAAGTGCAGCGGCTGTAGTTGAGACACTCAAGACAACCTCTCCTAAGATTGATAATCTTACTCAAGATGCTCTTGAAGCAGCCGTCAATGAGGCTCTAGCTAAAGTAGCCAAGAAGCGGCAAGAAGCTGCAAAGCCGAAAGAACCTGATTGGTCTACTCTTACTGAAGCAGAAGCTATGAGTGCTGCAACGTATATTCCTGTTATTGAGCATGATATTCCGGATTATATGAATATGAAGCTCAAGGATGCAGAATATATGTGTGTATGGGCTTCCCGCGATCAGCGTAGAATCGGGCAACTTCAAGCTGAGGGTTATGAGTTTCTAAAGAAAGAGCACGTACATCCTGATTTCAAACTTCCACTACTTTTTGACAGCGAAGGGCTTTATACCTACGCTGATGTAGTATGTATGCGTGTACACAAACGTATTGTTTATGGAAAACGTAAGAAGGCACTACAAATTTCTCTTAACCAACTCGCCAACAGGAATCGTCCTCCGCGAGTTAAAATCGAAGGCACTTTTGAACTAACACCGGGTACTACACCAGAAGTTGGTCAATTCTACGAAACAATTTAGTACCTAAACCACAACCGGAAGCGAAGCAGGCGCTACCATAGCATGTAAAGGGAGAGGGCATAATGGCTGGACCAAATCTAACCACACATTTGCCGATTCTACAAGTTCAGGAGAAGGCAGGTACGACTCCGTTCACCAATGCCCAACCTGAAAAAGCAGGTCAGTCCTTTAAATTTGGTACGCCTGTACAGCTTGATGGAAGCGGTTTCGTACAAGCCTGGGATGGTACTACCTTCAACGCTGGAATTCTTGGCGTTGCCGAGAGTTTCGGGCAGAACCTTGGAACTGATGGCCTCGGTGCTCCTGTACCGCCGTTTGGTGGTATTACGGGACCAATCGCTATTCAGACCTATGGTGCTGTGCCAAACCAACCTAACGCACAAAATATTGCTATCGGTACTCCTGTAGCAGATGGTAGAACGCTTTACATGGAGCCGAATTCAGATAATATCTTCCAAGCATTGTTTGATAATTCCGCAGGTGCTGGTTCTGCGGATTATACTCCTACACAAGCAGATATCGGTGTAGACTACGGCCTTACTGTTGATGCTAATGGCTATTGGTATGTTAACAAGAATCTAACCGGCGCTTCCGCTGTAGTCACAGTTGTAGGACTTCCGCTTGGTTCCTATGTAAACGCCCCAGTCACATTCGTGTTCATGGGCAGAGCAGTTCAAGTACCGTAATCAAAGGAGATTTTTCATGCCACAAGTACGAGCCAAATATCCGCAGCTAATGCAGCCGGGGCTAAGGAAAATCTACTTTGATAGCCTCGATAGTGCATTGAAGACTTCAGACTACCCGAAGATCTTTCACGAAGTTAACTCGAAGTCTCAGTATGAGCAGGAGCTAGAAATGGCTGGTATCTCTGTATTGCTGGAGAAACCAGAGGATGCTTCCACGTATTATACTGAGATGATCCAAGGTGGTTCAAAGCGTGTCGAGCCACTTACTTACTCCCTTGGTATTAGGACTTCCAAGGAACTGTACGATGACGATCAGTACGGACTTGTCGGCCCGAAGGGACCGAAGCTCCTAGCACGTAGCGCGGCCTTTACTAAGGAAATGATTGCTTTTAACGTGCTTAATCAAGGCTTTACCAGCGCGATTACCACGTTTGACGGCAATCCTCTTTTCTACAACCAACATGCACTTCTAGGTGGCGCTCAGGCTACACAAATCGCTCCTGGTGTTGCAGGTGTGATTAGTGCTCCTGGTACTTATCCTAATCGACCCGCAGTTGACGTGGACTTTTCTGTTGCTGGCCTCCAGCTCGCCACTAATCACGCGGCACGTATGATTGATAACATGGGATTTCCTATTCGGTTGAAGTGGCAGAATCTTGTCACTCCTCCTGAGTTGAGATTCCTTGTTAGGGAAATCCTGGGTTCTCCTGGTAAGCCTTATACAGCGGATAATACTATCAATTCTCTGCTGCCGGAGGATTACAAAAATATCGAGGTTCCGTGGCTTAATAGTCCGAGTGCATGGTTCCTTGTTGCGGAGAAGCAGGATACGGCGCTGGAAGTCATTAACAGAGAAGCTCCTACAACGGACTTTGATGATGACTTCGACACGGATGCTATTAAGCAGAAGACACGTATGCGTGTCGCTGCATGGTGCCCGCGTTGGCAGGGTGTGTGGGGCACTCAGGGTCCGTAGGTTTCACACTAACAGCCTCTGCTAAGATGCTTGGAAGTGTGAAAAGGGAGAGCGTTAGACCCTGCTCCGACGCTCTCCCACTAAATTGAGGATGATATGAGCTTCTTCGGACAACAAGGTTTAAAGCACACGCATCTCACGGGACCATGGCATTACTGCGATCGGTGCGACAAAAAGGTTAAAATCGCAGATACTAAGTGGGAGCGTGGGCTACTTCTTGGGCCGGAGTGTCAGGATTCTAATGCTATACCAGGGCTTCTTGGAAATAGAGAGCCTCGTATAGCACAAGTTCTAACAGATGGTAAAGAAGAGTTTGTTCCTGTAGAAAAACTCAGAAATCCTCAGTATCAGGAAGATTTTGACGATTTCCTCATCTAGCACAACGCAGTTACAGAAGCGCTCGATAAGAGCAAGAGAGGATTCAAAATGTCACAGACGCAAGGTAGATGGACAGCAAAGACACCATTTCCTGATTTGCAGTTGTTTATTGGGGCAGATCAGTTTACCGCATTGGGTAGTGCAGCTACAGTTGCGCTGCCTGCACCGGGGGTGCTTGGAGCTACGGTTGCAGCGGGAGCTACAACTAACTTTGTAACTTCACTTGCACAGCTTATGCTGCGGAGTGGAGTGTATGCATCGCCACAGTATGATCAGGAAGAGTATGGTACAGCAGCCTCAGTTCCTGGTCCTTCTATGGTAGTAAATACGAGTGATCCACTCGCAGAGCCAAATCCTACATCGCCGTATTACCAAGGCTTCCCTCCTATTCTCGGCGCGAATATGACTACGCTTGCTGGTGCTACGAATGGGCCGCAACCGAAGGGTATCCAGATTGATAGCATAGATGTGATCTATCAGGTACTTACAGATGCTACGGCAGTAGCTGCTACTATTGGGCTTACGGCGACTGTGTTCTCGAATCTCGTAGCGCCAGTCGTTACTAATCTGATCGCACTTGGTAATAATGGACTCCCTGTCGTTATTGGAGCACAGCCTCAAGTTACCAACGTGCCTGTACCTACTCCAGCTATGATTGTAGCTACGGATACCGAAGTGCTCTTGAATATCAATCTTACTGGTGGCAGCGCAGGTACCATTGCATTCTACGGTGCAGTTATTAAGGCCCATTATAACCTCGCGTAAGAAAGGAGTACAGCATGGCTAACAGTTACAGTGGCCGTCAGTGGATCATTACTGAAGCTGACACTACTCCTTTTGGCACTACAAATATCAGAGTTAAAGGTGGTATCTGGACAGGTGGTGCTGCTGGACAGACCTTTATTATTACTGATATTGCAGGAAGAGTTTATACATGGACTTTTCCTGTAAGTGGGGAGTGGGTGCCTTTTCAAGAGCTAGGTTGGCTCTCTGGTCCTATAGCCTTCAGTGGCACTTTTGCTGGAGAAGTTATCCTTTATATCTCGAAGTAAGGAGAACTTCTCATGGGTGTTGTAAGGACTTACGAACTTTCAAATAAAAACTTAGGTGTAGAAATAACCTACGGCGGAAAGGAATCACCGTTCGGAGGCGTGGATACTTCTGCGCCTCCGGCTTATATAGACCCTAGATGCTTTGCTGCTTCGGATGGATTTTTAGTAGTTGATAATAAGCTCGTTGCAACTTCTCTTCAGCCGATGGAGACACCGACGCTGTGGGGTTCTGTAGCAGGAGTTACTCTTTTAGGTTTTGGTACTTTCTATCAGACTGGTTATGGGCAATTAAACTACGCTCTAGGTTATACGGCTACTCCTTTTGGGACTTCAGAAGAAAGCCCTACGGGAGTGGATTATGTTTTTTACATTACTACTTGGAATCCCTCTACAATAGGAATCGTAGGAAATGCAGAACTCGCACTTACGCTTTATGACTCTTACTATCCTCCTGCTCCTGCTTCTATAACTCTTCCATGTATTCCAACAAACTCTGGAACGAATCCTACGTTTGGGGGAGCAGTAGTTAATATCTTGACTACGCATGGGTCAAATGGAACAATTAGTTCTGATTCTGATCTTTCTGTCACTGGCGGTGCAGGTTATGCGGCGGATACTTACTTTTATGTCGGGCAAGACGGAGTAAACATAG